AGAAATCAAGTTTAAGTTGAATGATAAGAGTTCTTCTGTTGACCGCGACATAAAGTTTTTTGAGAAGAATGCGACTTGTCCTGTGTGTACTCAGGACCTCAGTGATTCATTCCGAGAAGATAAAACGACCAAACTATCTACTAAGAAGATAGAACTGAATAATGCCCTTGAAGAACTATCTACAACCACTGATAGTGTTGTTGACCAACTGACAGAAATCAAGAAGACAACCCAACTCATTACTGCTCTGCAGAAAGATAAGGGTACTCTTGAGCGTGATATTGTAAAACTGGAGTTTGATAATCTACAGCTCAACAAAGATATCATTGACCTTCAGACTAACACTCCCAAGATTGCCGAGGAGAAAGAAAAGTATGAAGCACTCTCTAAGGAGTATTCTGATACCAAGAAGAATTGTGCAGAAGTTTCTAAGCAGGGCGATGAGTTCAAAGTTGTGTCTAGTTTGCTGAAAGATACTGGAATCAAAAGTTTGATTATCAAAAAGTACATTCCTGTTGTCAACAAACTCATCAACAAGTATCTTCATAGCATGGACTTCTATGTCAACTTCACCCTTGACGAAAACTTCAATGAAAAAATCATGTCCCGCTCTCGGGACAACTTCACCTATTCTTCTTTTTCTGAGGGTGAAAAGCAGAAAATTGATTTGGCGCTTTTGTTTACTTGGAGGGAAGTCGCTCGTCTTAAGAACTCTGCCGCTACGAACCTCCTGATTCTGGATGAAGTCTTTGACAGTTCTTTGGACGATTCTTCTACAAGTGAACTTCTCAAGATTCTGAACGGCATGGGACAAGACTCTAATATCTTTGTCATCTCTCACAAGGGTGAGATTCTGGTGGATAGATTCCAGCGTACGCTGCAGTTTGAGAAAATCAATGACTTCTCCAAGCTCACGGTGGACAAATAAATAACTGTCCGCCCCTTGCGCGGAGTGCCCCATTGCTGCTATAATACGTGGGTAACCGACAGAGAGACATGCAGGTCAACACCGAAGTCAAAGGCACTCTTGCTAAGTTGCTTGCGACCGAAAACCTGAATGTTGAGCACCGTAAAATTACGACTGCTTACTTCGATACCGAACGTCGGATTCTCGCGCTTCCTATCTGGAAGCAGGTTACTGGAGATGTGTATGACCTCCTTGTGGGACATGAGGTTGGTCATGCACTGTACACTCCTAATGAGGATTATAGTTCTGCTCCTAAGGACTTCGTAAACGTCCTAGAGGATGCTCGTGTAGAACGTAAGATGAAGGTGACCTATCCTGGTCTCCGTAAGTCTTTCTACAAGGGTTATCAAGAACTCAACACTCGCGACTTCTTCGGTACTCTTTCCGAAGATACTTCTAAACTTGCTTTGATTGACCGTATCAATCTTCACTTCAAGGTTGGTCTACTGGACGGTGTGTCTATTCCTTTTTCTGAGGATGAACTTAAGTGGGTTGAACTGACTGAAAAGACTGAAACTTTTCAGGACGTTGTTGAACTTGCCAAGCAACTGTATGCTGAGGCAAGCAAGCGAGAAGAGGAGAAAGATTCTTTCCCTGAGACTCCCTATAATAATTCTGAATCTGGTGAGGAGACAGAGGAGAAAGAAGACAAAGAGTATAGTCCTCAGTCCAGCAATGAATCTGGTGAAGAGTCTGGCGAAAGCATGACTCATGAAGAGATGCTGGAAGAAGCAGAAAAGCGTGAGCAGGAAAATGAAGGTGGTGAGTCTTTCGATGAGACTGAATCTATCACCGATAAAGCATGGAGAGATAATCAAGAACTGCTTGTCGATGACAACGCAAAGGAGTGGCTGTACATCAGTACTCCTGAACCCATTCTTGATAGCATTATCCATTCTTACAAGGTTGTAAACCACGACCTCGGTGCTTACTTCAGTGAGATTGAAAGTTCCAACTCTTATCAATGGACGATGGAACGCTACTTCAAGTTCAAAAAATCTGCTCAGAAATCTGTTAACTATCTGGTCAAGCAGTTTGAGATGAAGAAGTCTGCAGATGCATATCATCGTGCATCTACTTCTCGCACTGGTGTTCTGGACACCAATAAACTGCACCAGTACAAGTACAGCGAAGACCTGTTTAAGAAAGTTACTATCATTCCTGATGGTAAGAACCATGGTCTAATCATGCACATTGATTGGTCTGGTTCTATGGCAGGTTGCATTATGGATACCATGAAGCAACTGTACAATCTAATTTGGTTCTGTAGGAAAGTTTCCATTCCTTTCCGTGTCTTTGCTTTTGTCGGCGGACACAAGGATAATGGACTCCAAGTTCAGAAGGAAGAGGAGCGTGTACTTCGAGTAGACCCGACCTTCAAACTGTTTGAATTCTTCAGTTCCAAAATGTCCCCTCGTCTGCTTGACGAGCAAATGAAACTGGTCTGGGCACAGTGTTATTCTGTGTCCTCTGGTTTCCATCATCATGGTGGTCACTGGTTCTATGGTCTGGGTAGCACTCCTCTGGCAGAAGCAGTTATGTGTACTCCCTACATCGTCAAGCAATTTAAGCGAGAAGAGAACATCCAGAAAGTTAACGTTATATGTCTCACTGATGGTGAGGCAAATCCCCTCGCTGCCAGGATGACTAAATACAACGAAGAAGATACTTATGAATGCGGTCCTGTTTATCGCAATCGTCTTCTTTGCCACAGTATGAATAAAGTTTGGATTCTTCGTGACCGCAATAGCAGTTACTCTAAGAAGATTAATCAAAATCCATATGCTACAACCACCGAGATTGTAGATTTCTATCGTCAGATTACTGACTATAACTGGATTGGTATTCGTCTTTGCAGTAAGTCTGAACTAAACAACATGCTGCGTCGTGTCTTTGACTATGAATGTCCTGAGATGAATGTCTACCTTAAGCAGTGGGCTCAGAACAGGTTCTGTAAAATCGAAGACAGACTCGGATTCTCCACCATGTTTACGATGCCTAATTCTAACTTTGGTGGTGGTACTGAGAGCATTGATGTCAAACAGAAGGGTGATGCACCTACTAAAGCAGAACTACAACGTGCATTTAAGAAGCACATGAGTTCTAAGATGACAAACAAGACTCTCCTAAATGCGTTCGTGGAGCAAATCGTATGAGATGGTTAATCAAATACAACTGCCCTAAACAAGACCCAAATCTTTATAAGGAAAAGATTATGCTAGGGTCTAACCAAGCAAGGGTCTGTGAACAATTTTCAAAAGAACATCCTGGATGCTTCATTAAAGGGTTCCCCCGACCAGTAGGAGGGGGAACTGAGATTGGTGAACCGCCAAAATAAGTGTCCCAACCCCCTTGCTAAGGGGGTTTTTCAATGCTATAATTACGGAGTAATCGAAACAAACCATGCCTGCCAAGTCTCCTCTGACTACCGAGCAAGTCCGCGACTACATCCTGAGCAACAACGGTCCTGAGATTGGAGCGTCTGTTGTTTCTGATACTGCTGCACACTTTGGCGTCTCTGTACCTACCCTGTCCAAGCGCCTGGAGCAGTACAAAGTAGGACGTGGAAAGTGGAACCTCACTGTCAAAGAACGTCTTGAGCAGACCTATCAATCGTCTGCTGTTCCCGTACGGGAAACTCAGTGTTTTGTTCCTGATAAAGACGAGACTTTTGTCCCGTTCGGGAACTTCACCGACCTTAAAAAGGTTCTGCAGTCTCAGCGATTCTATCCTCTCTTCATCACTGGTCTCTCTGGTAACGGTAAGACTTTTGGCGTTGAGCAGGCATGCGCTCAACTGAAGCGTGAATTGATTCGTGTTAATATCACTATTGAGACTGATGAAGATGACCTTATCGGTGGTTTTAGGCTTGTTGATGGGAATACTGCATGGCACAACGGTCCCGTTATCGATGCCCTTGAGCGAGGAGCAGTGTTGCTCCTGGACGAAATCGACCTTGCTTCCAACAAAATCCTCTGCCTTCAGTCTATTCTAGAAGGCAAGGGTGTCTTCCTCAAGAAGATTGGACGCTACGTTCAACCCGCTCCTGGTTTTACTGTTGTTGCGACTGCCAATACCAAGGGTAAGGGCAGCGATGACGGTCGCTTCATCGGTACTAATGTACTGAACGAAGCGTTCTTGGAACGTTTTCCGATTACCTTTGAGCAATCGTACCCTACTGCTGCCACCGAAACTAAAATCCTCCTGCATGCCATGGGTAGGTTCGATTGTGAGGACAGTGAATTCGCTGACAACCTCGTCAAGTGGGCGGGTGTAATCCGTAAAACCTTCTTCGATGGTGGCGTCGATGAAGTGATTACAACCCGTCGCTTGGTTCATATCGTACAAGCGTACGGTATTTTTAGTGATAAACTTAAAGCAATCACCAATTGTGTAAATCGTTTTGATGAGGATACCAAGCAATCGTTCTTGGAACTCTACACTAAAGTTGATGCTGGTGAAGACCTTTCCGATGAATCTGAAAATGAAGTACAATGAAGAAGCACTGCTTGAAGAATTGAAGCAGTACATTCAAGGAACTTACAATCAGCATTACTCCACTGGCGATGCTGGTATCCAAACCCTTGATTTGATTGAATCCTGTGGAGATGGTGAAGCATTCTGTCGGAGTAACATCCTGAAGTATGCTTCCCGTTATGATAAGAAGGGTAGCGCACGGCGGGACATTATTAAAATCCTGCACTATGCACTTCTGCTGCTACACTTCAATGATAAAAATGCAACCCGTGAGGAGTATCCTAATCGATGACTGTTATTTCCCGCCGCACAATTGATGTCCTTAAGAACTTCTGTTCTATCAATAAGTCCATCGTTATCAAACCTGGCAACAAAGTTTCTACCCTGAGCATCAACAAGAACATTCTTGCTACTGCCAATGTAGAAGAAACCTTTGAGAGTGAGCTCGCTATCTATGACCTGAGTGCATTCCTCGGCGGTTTGAGTCTGTTTGAGGCACCCACCTTCAACACCACTAACAAGAACTTCGTTCTTATCTCTGATGTTGCTGGTAAGTCTAAAACCAAATATTTTTACTCCGACCCCGATATTATTACTCAAGCACCTGACCGTGACATTGACCTTCCCACTGAAGATGTCTCTTTCACCCTTAAGAGTCAAGACTTGGTTCAACTCCAACGTGCTGCTGCAGTGTACCGTGTAGAAGACCTGTGTGTGAATGGTGTAGATGGTAAGATTTCTCTCTGCGTCACTGACAAGAAGAATGAAACATCAAACACTTACTCCGTGCAAGTTGGAGAAACTGACAAAGAGTTTTGTCACTGCTTCAAAGTCGAAAATCTCAAACTGCTTCCTGGTGATTACAGTGTTACTATTAGTAATCCTTCAGTTGCGAGATTCGTCGGAGAAGACATCAAGTACTTTATCGCACTAGAGCCATGAAACAGTACCCCTATCAAATTACCTACACCCTGAACAGCACGGGGAATCGTCATCACTTCAAGAAAGTCATGGCAGCATCTCAGAACGAGGCAAAGAAATTGTTTGAGGCAGACATGCCAACGGCAAAGTATGTCTGTGCCATTGCACAACCACAAAACAAGTAATGAAACACATCCTTTTTACACTCAAGGAGTGTAACAAATCGTTCTTAGATGACGAAAGGTTTGTAAGGGATGTTGTTTATCAGGCATCAGTCAAATGTAAATCAACTTTATTAGCACTCAACTCACACAAGTTTGAACCTCAGGGTGTCACTTGTGTGGCAATGCTTGCTGAAAGTCATATCAGCATTCACACTTGGCCAGAGTTGGGCATGGCAGTGTGCGACATTTTCACCTGTGGGGACCACACAGAACCCAAGCAAGGTGTAAAATACATGAAGATGATGTTCAACGCACAGAGCATTGTCAGTAAATCTTTTAAGCGACCTTTAGAATGAATGATTTCCTTTGGGTAGAGAAGTATCGTCCTCAAAAGGTTGAGGACTGTATCCTGCCAGAATCTGTGAAAGAAACCTTCCGTGGTTTCCTTGAGCAAGGTGAGATTCCTAACCTGCTACTGTCTGGTACTGCTGGTGTTGGTAAGACCACCATTGCTAAAGCACTCTGTAAAGAACTGGGAGCAGACTGTTATGTTATTAACGGCTCGGATGAGGGACGTTTCCTGGACACTGTACGCAATCAGGCAAAGACCTTTGCGTCTACTTTGTCTCTTACTTCTACTGCTAAGCACAAGGTTCTTATCATTGATGAGGCAGATAACACGACGCCCGACGTGCAACTCCTCCTCCGTGCGTCCATCGAAGAGTTTCAAAAGAATTGCCGCTTCATCTTTACGTGCAACTTCAAGAACAAGATAATCGAACCTCTACATAGTAGGACTACTGTTATCGACTTTAATGTCCGAGGTTCAACCAAACAACAACTTGCAGCGTCTTTTTTCAAGCGTTGCCAGGACATTCTCACACGGGAGGAGGTCACCTACGATAATCGAGTTGTGGCAGAAGTCGTCCAAAAATACTTCCCCGACTTCCGACGTACCCTCAACGAGCTGCAGCGGTACAGCAGTACAGGGGGTATCGACACTGGCATTCTGGCGACGCTAGGTGATGCTAACCTAGATAGTCTTGCAGGTTACCTGAAGGCAAAGAACTTTACTGAAGTGAAGAAGTGGGTTGTGCAGAACCTTGATTCTGACCCGACTCAAATCATGCGTAAAGTTTATGATAACCTGTATGATATTCTGGACAAACCAAGTATTGCTGCTGCCGTGTTGATTATCGCTGAGTATCAATACAAGTCTGCCTTTGTTGCTGACCAGGAGATTAATCTTCTTGCCTGCCTTACCCAACTTATGATGGAGTGTAATTTCAAATGATTGACGTAAAACTGTTCCGCATTATTACTGGCGAAGAAATTATCGCTGAAGTCACTGACTTCCGAGATGGATTTATCACTATCAAGAATGCACTGGTGGTTATCCCTTCTGGACAACAGTATGGATTCGCTCCCTGGGCATCTGTAATTAGTCATGACGACCCTGACATTGTGCTGGATATGAAGCACGTTATCTATCAGGCAGAGGTTCATCCTGACGTTGTGGCAAAGTATAATGAGATGTTTGGCAGCAAATTGATTGTTCCTGAAAGTAAGAAGCTCGTGGTATGACGCAAGAGAAGCAGAACGTAAGTCATCTTGAAATCAAGTCTGAATACATTTGTGAGAATCAGCAGGGTTTTATTGATGACCTTTTGGTAACACATGAATACCTGACCACTAAACTAAAGGTAACTGATTCCACTTGGGATTACGGTCTGTACAATATTTTTGCAGCGTCTTCTCCTTCTCTACACATGTATCGTTTGTATGAGGAGATTCGTTATATTGTTCGACAACAAATCCCTGAGGGGAGACTTTGGATTCAAGCTTGGTTAAATCATCACACTGGCAATCAAACTTTGGATTGGCATCAACACACATTTCCTCTTCATGGGTATGTGTGCATTGACCCCAAGAATAGTGTGACCGAGTTTGAAGACTGGAAAGTTGAAAACGAAGTTGGTACAATTTATCTGGGTCCTGGTCACGTCAAACACCGTGTCTTACTCAATGATAAATACGAAGGTACTAGACTTACCATCGGGTATGATATTGTCACTGAAGAATCTCTTCAAGGTGATACCAACCCCAGTATGAATTTTGGAGTGATACCTTTACTATGACTTGTAAGACCTTGCAGTTCTTCCCCATCGATGTTATGATGTGGCAAGACGAGACCATTGACAACCAAGAAATTATTGATGCGATTGAAGAGATTCCTCGCACACCATATAACGTAACTAGACTGGAGACTGCTTGGCAGACAGTATTGAATGATGCCTATCTGCATAACGATGAGCGTGTAGCACCAGTCACAAAAATGATTGAGGATGCTCTAGAACAGATTCGCACCGAGAACAATTTGGATTGTGATAAACTCCAAATTACTCATATGTGGGCAAACAAAGTTGATGCTGATACACCAGCAATTATCCCCCACCACAGACATCCGTTTTCTTATCTAACTGGAATCTACTACCTTACAGAAGGGGAAACTATTTTTGAAGACCCTGTACGTGAACGTGCTTTTGGTAGTATTGCAGTTGTAGACCAAGCCGACCCCCATTTCAATATTCAGACTGCTAGTGTAGAATGTCCCCCTGGGACACTTCTCATCTTCCCCAGTTACCTCATCCATGCTGTTGACCAATATGTACGTGGTGACAGATGGACCATTGCCTTTAACATTATGCCTTCGGGCGACGTGAACAAGTCCTTTGCAACTGTAGGCGCACATTATGAAATCAGTGAATTCCCTGAAGACCCCTCTTAGGTATCCTGGAGGAAAGTCTCGTGCCATTAACAAGATGGCACAGTTTCTCCCAGACATGAGTCAGTACAAGTCCTATCGCGAACCATTCCTCGGCGGCGGTTCTATGGCGCTGTACATGACTCGCACCTATCCGCACCTTGAGGTGTGGGTAAACGACCTCTACGCCCCTCTGGTGACCTTCTGGCAGACTCTTAGGGATGAAGGAGAAGAACTTGCTGAGCATCTGGCAGACCTCAAGACACGCTATCCTAGTCCTGACAAGGCACGGGTACTGTTTGAAGAATCGAAAGAACACCTGGCTCAGACAACTACAATGAAGACCACGCCTTTCGAGAAGGCAGTGTCTTTTTACATCCTTAACAAATGTTCTTTCAGTGGTCTGACCGAATCTTCTTCGTTTAGTAAGCAGGCATCAGATTCAAACTTCTCGATGCGTGGTATCGAAAAACTTCCAGAGTATTCTAAACTAATTAAGAACTGGAACATTACCAATTACAGTTATGAAAAACTCTTCAGCGAATCCGTTTCAACATTTCTCTACCTCGACCCCCCCTACGACATTAGAGATAACCTTTATGGAAGGAAAGGCGATATGCACAAACGCTTCGACCACGATGCTTTTGCTGCCGATTGTTCTAGGAGTTCTGGTGCTCAACTCATATCTTATAATTCGTCTCAACTTGTTAAGGACAGGTTCAAAGACTGGAAGACAGGAGAGTTCATCCACACCTACACCATGAGGTCTGTGGGTGAGTACATGAAAGACCAAGAAGAACGTAGAGAGTTGTTGTTGTTTAACTATGAGACGGCGCACAAGAATATGGCGAGTGTGGGCGAAGGCACTCGGGGAGAAGCAGGGGTCAAGTGACAGAGAGGCAGATGCAGTGGCTCGCATACGGTCTTTTATATTTCTCTCTTATCTCATTACTAATTGTTTTATTATTAGCGGAGTGATTCGGCATTGGAACTGAAAGATTGGTTGAATTCTATCAACTCAAATAAGAAGAACTTGATGGAGGAAGACCCAACCTCTATCAAGTCTTACCCTCCATTTATTGTGAATAAGTGCATGGCGTATCACATGGATACCATCATGTACGCTAATGCTCTCAATGAGCATCCTCATCTTGATAAGCGTTTGCAATATGAGTTCTTTATAAATACTGTACGTCCTCGGAAGAGATTCTCTCCATGGGATAAAAAACACAAGATGAAAGAGTTGGACCTTGTTAAGCAATATTATGGGTACTCCGATGAGAAGGCTCGGCAAGCACTTAGGATTCTTACCTCAGAACAAATTGATTATATTCGCAACAAATTGAATACTGGAGGAAAAGCATGACCGAACCATTTGAAGTCTCCTGGACAAAGGAAGACATGATTGAAGTAACATTGAGTGAACCTGATGATTTTCTTAAGGTTCGTGAGACTCTGACTCGTATTGGTGTTGCTTCTAGAAAGGAAAAGAAGTTATATCAGTCTTGTCACATCTTGCACAAGAAAGGTCAATATTTTATTGTTCATTTTAAGGAACTGTTTGCACTGGATGGCAAGCGAGCAAACCTTACTAATAATGATGTACAACGTAGAAATAGAATTGTACAACTGCTCAGTGACTGGGGTCTAGTGGGTGTTGTAGTAAAAGAAAATATCGAAGATGCTGCTCCCTTGAGTCAAATTAAAGTTATTTCCTATAAAGATAAGGGGGATTGGATTCTCGAAAGCAAGTATAACATCGGCAAAAAGAAGACACCTTCAGAATCATAAATAGAGCTGCCTTATCTCTATACTAATGCTTGGCAATAAATCCAAAGCAAAGGTAGAAGAGAAAGACGACCAGCATGAAGATAAAAGTGAAGTCCTTGGTAATTTGGTGAAAGTCGTTGTACTTATTTGGTCCGCTTCTCTCCTAACTTTTAGTTACGTTCGCTTACCTAACGGGCAAAAGATTTTAGATTTTGACCCTACCTTTATTGCTTCGGTCTTTTCTGGTTCCTTAGCTGCCTTCGGTTTGTCTCCTGCTAAAGCAGGCGGTGGAAATGGCAGTGCTGCTAAACCAGTGGCAAAGAAAGAACCTGAAGTTGTTTCCGCTATCGAACCAAAGAAAGATGCAAAAACTGATTAACGTCGTAGCACTGCTGTCTGGTCTGACCTCTCTTGGTCTGATTGGTGGCAGTGCTTATGTGCTTCTGAATAAAGATGCACTTATCGAACAAGCAAAGACTGCTGCCAGCAAGGCAGCAACAGAGGCAGTCACAAGCGCCCTCCCAGGGATGCTAGATGCTGCTATGCCTAAGATGCCCGAGGTAACTGGTGGTGCCCTTCCTGCCGCTCCCGAAGTTGGTGGAGGTGCTCCTGCTGTTACTGGTCCCGCTATCCCCTTCTAACCATGGCATTCTGGACGCCTAAGGAAACACCCGTTGAGGAAACACCCGTTGAGGAAACACCAATGGAAATGCCAACGAAGAAAAAATCGCCAATAAAGATTGTTGGATTGGCATTAGGTACTCTCGTTGGTGTTGCTCACATTGGAGTCCTTGGGCATCTATTGAATGTTACAAGACCACAGTTTCCTGTTATTAATTTCCCAACAGGGAACTATGCGTCCTATAAAATGAAAGCAGATAGGGAGGGATATATTATAGAATACAAAGCAAATGACCCTGCTATCTTGAACTCCGAGAGACAACTACATCTCAATAAAAAGAACGGTGGATTGTTTGGAGGTGGCGGTGTTGAAATGCGTAGAGAGTATCGTCACGACCAATACACCATGGACGGCACTCGCAACATTGGAGGTGCAATTGATGCTGAGGGAAAGTCCCTTGCAAAAAGCGAAGAGTGCATACGGGCGGACGCTGGAGCACGGTCTCAAGGTGCCCTAGCAGGGACTAGCATCGCTGCTGGTGCTCTCGTGCCTGCCGTGGTCAATATCCCCTATATAGGGTGGTTGGCTGCTGGTTGGGTAACTCTTCTTGGTGGTAGAGTCGGTTCTGATTTAGGTAGTCAAGTTGGTTCTGTATTCAATGATTGTTAATTATGACTACTACAAGAAGGAAAAGGGACAGGGATGCTGAAGGAAAGTTTTTTCTTTATGTTGCATTCCACTCAGTATTAACTGCGATTGCGAATTTATT